TAATGTTATTTTTATTAATAATTATTTTAAGTATTTCAACCTGTTCATCTTTATTAAAAGTTTCAATCGTTTTACATAATTGTTCTATATTCATATTATTCTTTATTTGAGACATTTTTTTATATTATTTCTCCAATTACACTAATATATTCATCGTTCATTTCAAAACGATGTCCTATTACTTTTATTTTAATGTATTGACCTTCTTCATAATCTTCAAAATCTTTAGTCGCATTATGTTCTCGGCTAATAAACAATATAATAGGGTTATGATTATCGCTAATAACACCTCTAATACCAATTTTTGTAATATTTTTAATTTTACACATTAACTCCATACCCTCATATGGAAAACATATATCTACTGAAATAACTACATCATAAATTATAGTATCACCTTTAAGAAGTCCTGTTGAATAATTTATAATTTGTGTGCTAAACGGTTTAATAAATCCTTCTTTATGACATTTTCCTTCAAAATTACGTTCGGCAAAGTTTTTAAAATATTCATTCATATTATTTCCTATATTTGTAAATGGAACTATAATACGTTTATGAATTATTGTATTTACATATAAATTACTTGATTGTTCTCCCATATTTAAATTGGCATTGTTTAAATTAAAGGGTTGGTTATTTGTTTTGGAAGAAAGAGCTAATTCATTCTTTTTAGATTTTGTAGGAAAAACCTTATTTTCTACATTAGATGATAAAAGATTGCTAGATGGTACCATTTGGCCAGAATTTACTTCTTCTACTGGTTTTAAAACAGGTGATACATCTTCATTAGGAATAACCTTTTTGGAAGAACTTTTTTTATTAACTTTACTCATTTAATAATAATAATAAATATATTTTATATCTCAATTTTTATTTAAATAATAATATTCTAATTTATTAAAAAAAGTTCTTGATTTTTTTAAATTGGTTGTATCATAGTGTCGTAAAATTAATTCTTCAATAACACACAACTCATTCTTTTTACGCATTTTTGTATTAGAATTATTAAACGCATCTGACTTATTTATGGTTTCATTTAATAATGAAATAATTTGAGATTTAGATTTATTTTCTATTACTGCGCCCTTACTTTTTGTATCATCTGTAAATTTAACTTTAAATTCATAAGTATTTGTCGCATTATTTAATCCCATAAATCCTACTATTTTATATTTGGGTGATAATGGTTTTTTATATTTAGACACATTGTATTCAGGCATAATAATATTACGTTCTGTATAGGTTGCTTCTCTCCATATATTTAAATCATATACAAAAATATTTTCAACACTATCCTTTGATTTAAAATCTATCAATAGAATTCCTGTAATACCATTCTTTTGAATTATAAACTGGTTATAATAATCTTTAATTAATAATTCTATTTCATCATCTTTTTTATTTATTTCATTAATTAATTGAACTTCATCTCCAAAAGCAAGTTGTTCACATATATGTGCTATTAAATATTTTTTTAATTCATCCTCTGTGACATTCATACGAGTAAGATATTGAGAACCAGAATAATAAAAAGAATACCAGTCATCATCTGATTTTAAATCTTCATTTTCTGACATTCCCTTTGTATATTTTTCATAAATATATGCCATAAGTTCACTTTCTTGTACCAATTCTTTATTTAAAGGTTGTTCTTCTATTCTATATTTAGTTTGTTTATATTCAATAGGTGTCATTTTTTCATACATAGAAGAATGTACGTCTTTAATTTCAATCGGATTAAAAAAATATAAATCAGAACTATTTATAAGGTGTCCTTTGCGTCCTAATGAATCTATTAATATTTCTGTTTCAAGGTCAAACAATGCTCTATTTATTTCTTCATTATGAATATTTTTATTTTTTATGATAGAATATATTTCATTTTTTTTATAAACATACTTTATTTTAAATAGTGCTTTTATTTTGTCTTTTATTTTATTATTTTTTGTAAACTGATAACTATAACTGCTTATATCTTGATTATCTTTTTCATTAATTGTATTTAAACATTCATAATTACAACTATCACTATAGTCACATAATGCGGTATATGGTTCATCATTTACATTATATTCTATAGTAACTTTGTTGTCACTACTTAATTTTAATTGAACCATTTGATTCATTCTTGAAAAAGATTGTTGTTCTTTATTTAATAAACAATCTACTGATACAGATTTAATAATTTTTGTTATATTACCAATTTTTATAGATTTTTTTTCTGATAACCTATATAAATACATATCCATTGTTTCACTATCACTATCTATTGCGGAAGCGTGTAAAAATACTTGTACGTTTCTTTTTTCTAAAGGTAAATTCATATGACTACAATTACGGCGCGCTCGGCCTATAATTTGTTCTATACGATTCATATTATACCATGGGTCCATTATATGAACCTGTCTTATATTTTTTAAATCAATGCCTTCACTTCCTGCCTGAGATATCATTACTACCTTTATTTTTTGTCCATCATCATTATTATTAGTTAATGCTTCTATTTCTTCATTATTGTTTGGACTTAATGTTTTTTCACCACTTATAATAGAATACTTAAACCCTTTCATTATTGCTTCCTCCTCTTTTAAATAGGGCTTATTTTTAAATAGTGTTTTATTTGTTGCGCCATATCTAGTAAACCCAATATGTTCTAATGCTAGAGCCATAGGAACAATTCCTCCATCAATATAGCCTGAATAGATTAATACAATACCTTCTGAATTAATAATATGGTCTAAAATAGTTTTAATTTTATGACTGTATTGACCTATTTCATTATAAGAAAACATATTATGTAGCCGTTTATATTCAAAATTATTTTTAGTAGGAGGATTTACTTTTTCAACATATTTCATTATATTATCTAAACCATTATTACCTGTTAAAAATGTACTATCTACTGGATACACAATATTAAGAGCATTTATAGGGGGTTGAACAATACTATATTTAAATGAATCCATATCCTCAAATGTATCTTTCTCTTTGTATTTTTCTAATACCTTGTCTAAAAAATATATATAACCTTCTTGTTGAGTTTCAGATAAAGGAGAGATAAATAAATCCAAGTATTTTATTGGGTCTTTAATTTCTTTATTATTAAATTGACGCAATGGATAAGTGCCCATTATTTTTAAAGAGTTTGGCGAGTCATATTTGTGAGGCATTATTAAATAAGGGAATGAATAAGGGTTCTCTCCTCTAACATAAGAAATATAACCATTTGCTTTACTAATAAATAATTCCTTTCCTATTTCTACACCATCCTTAACAACAAAATTATCCTCTGTATCAAATATCTCTCTTGTTCCTATTTGCGACCTTTCATCATTCATATTTAAAATGTTTAGAATAAATAATATTTCTTTAGGGTCATTATACATTGGCGTTCCAGTTAAAAATATTAATTTTAAATATTTTACATAATTGACCAATTGATATAATGATTTGGCAACCTTTTTATCATTTTTTATATCAGAATTTATACGAATATTATGAACTTCATCTATAACTATGAGAGAATTCTGAAATTCTGCCTTTAATTTTTTCTTAGTTAGTATGTGATTAATGCCGCCTTCCTTCATTACTATACATTTTTGTATTCTATTTGAAAACTCAATATATCCTGTAAAATCATAATAATTAGTTATTAGTTTATGTATTTTATTGACAACTTCTTCTCTCGTTAAAGTATTAACCTGATAAGTATTTAACTCATCTAATAACGAATTACCTAAACAACCATTAATTTGCCAAGTATTATTTATATGTTTTAGCTTGCTTGGGTCAAATAATTGTAATTTAAAGTTTTCTTGAACGTTTGGAGACGCAATAATAATAATTTTTTTAAAATTATGTATATATTTAGAATATTCGCGGTATGCTTCTGTTATGCCTATGGCTGAACAAGTTTTACCACTTCCTAATCCGTGAAATAATAACACGCCATTATAAGGTGTATTATACGATATAAATCTTTTAATAAATTCTTGATGAGGTGACAATTCAAACTTTTCATTTTTTTTACAAACTATCTTTGAATAACTTGCCACATCTTTTAACTCACCATCATATTTATATAAAAATTCTTTTTTTAATGATATTTTTTTTTGTAATTGAGTATCATCTAAATGCGGATATTGAATATCATCCATTGGATTCTCTAAAAAATATTTTTTATTTAATTCTTCTTTTAATCTTAATTTTTTATTTATTTCCATTATATTTATATTTTAAAAAATATTATATTTTTGTATTAATTGATTTATAGATTTTAATAAATTTATTTTTTCTATGTTATAATGCCTTATTTTTTGTATACACATATCAAATGTAAACCATTTCATATTACCTATTTCACTTTTTTGAAATCGTGTATCATCTAAACTATGTTCATAATTCATTTTTGTTAAAAAATATTTATGCTTATACGACTTTAAATTAGAGCCGGTAAATATTTCTTCAAATGGATTTAAATTTTTAATAATAATTAATGAGTTTTTAGAATATCCTGTTTCTTCTTCAAATTCTCTCAATCCACAGTCAATATCCTTTTCTTTAAAGTTTCGCCTTCCTTTTGGAAATCCCCATTCAGGTTCTTCCCATTTAATATTATTATTAAATAAAAATGATTTATTTGTTTTGATATAATTATACTTTTCTTTATTTTTTAATTCATATTTTTCATTTGGTTTATTCCATAGTTTATCCCATAATTCATTATATGAACAATGTAAAATGTTACTTTTTTCTTCTTCGGTCATTTCATTAATAATATTTCTTAATTGAAAATCATTTAGTTCATTATATTTTCCTCTTAAAAAATCTACATAACCTAAACTATCTTTTCTTTGAACCAATAAATATTCTATTTCATTTTGTAAATTTATTCTATAACATAAAATTCCAAAACTAGTAATAGGCTTTCTACAATTATAAAATAAATGCCCATTATTACCGCAATTGTTACATAATATTTTTTGATTGTCCATTGTTAATAATAATATAAACTTTTTATATAGTATAAATAAATGATTATACCATCCTTTGATATCTTATTTAATTATATATGTTTTGTATGCTATTATTATTCTCCAACAAAACCCAACAAAAAAAAAGTAAAAGAACTTTTTAATTCTCTCCCCTTTTTTTTACCTACGCAATATCAAAACCATTTATATAAAATAATTAAAAAATATCCTATTGAAAGTTATTATGATTCTCAAGAAACTATGATGAATTACGGATATATTATTTATAAAGAGTTTAATACTCAATTAAATAAAAAAGTATTTGACTATAATACTTATTTAGACCATTATTATTTAGCATTATATAAAGATAATCGTATTTATAAAAAATGGTTAAAACACGTGGTCTTTTTTAGTATAGTGGTATTATTAATATATTATATATATACAAATAAATGAGCCCATCATTTTTAATACTAATTATTACAGCATTAGTAGCATATAATACATATTATGACAATTTTATTGTGAAATCATTTTCAACCTATATAAAATATTATAAAATAGCAGGTATTATAATTTTAGGTATTGGATTTTATATTATGGTACAAAAAAATCCAAAGGAAAGCGTAAATACAATGAAAGCATTAAACCAATATATAAATGTAATGCCTATTGATAGAAATTCAAAAGATTTGATTACTCCATTTTTAAATTATGGAACAAACCAAACAAATGACAAAAATACAAATAAATTATTTCAATCAAGCAAAACTACTAAAAGAAGCGTAAGTGAAACTAAAAAAAAATGGGTCGCTTCTAATCAAAATTGGACGTGTGAAGATTGTAAAAATAAATTACCGGCTTGGTTTGAAGTAGACCACAAAATAAGATTAGACCAAGGAGGTTCAAATGATATAGATAACTTAGTAGCATTATGTCGCAATTGTCACGGTAAAAAAACATCAATGGAAAATATTTAATATATTAAAATAGTATAATACAATAATATGAGTAATATAAATCCAACTAATGGTTATACAGAAACATTTACAAAAATGTTTATTACTACTAAAAGAAAATTAACAAATAGTACATATAATGAAAATTATTTAGATAAGATGATATCTTATTTAATTCATTTAAAAGATTATTCTAGTAAGACAAGTATATCATTATATGCAGGTTTAATATTTGTCATATTATTTTTACTGGTTTTAGGATATATTATTTTTGCCTTTAACCCATATAAAATATTAG